CGCTATTGGTTAGACAGAGAACCAACGCCAGGTGTCACCACATTCAACAAAGACGCATATCCAGAAAGTTTTTTCCTGGTGGGCTGGAAGATTGGACAAGGCGCAAAGTTTGTCATGGATTCCCTGCTAGAGAAAGCGCGACTGAATGAGGCGATAGATGAGAAGTGGATTGAGCAAACAATCAAGAGCAGCAAAGTTGCATTCAAGAAGGCAGCAAAGGAAGCTGCAGATATTGGAACGCTGCTGCACGATTATGCCTACTGCCATGAAACTGAAAAGCCTTTTGATGATTACGAACTTATTAAGCATCCAGATGCCCAAAAGGTTCTGGCGTGTGTTGCAAAGTTCAAAGAGTGGAAGCAGCAAAACGTAGATGAAATCATCCTTTCTGAGACGGTGGTTGCTTCAGTGCGCTATCAATTTGCTGGTAAGTTTGACCGTCTTGTTAGGCGTAACGGTCTGGTTATCTTGTCAGATTTTAAGACGAGTCGTGGAATTTACACTGACCAATTCATCCAGCTCGCCTCATACAAGATTGCCATAGAGGAATGGTTGGGGATGCAAGTGCATGGCTTAGAAGTTCTGAGATTTGGAAAAGACGATGCTGAATTTGAAACGAAGTTGGTGACGGACAAGGATGAGATTAATGCCTATGAGTCACAAGCTAAACGAAATAGGGAGACCTATGGCTTCAGACAACGATTTGACAAAAGCCCTTTTTAATCAACAGCCGATTCAGTTGCGAGATTGGGGCTTCAATCTGATTCCTGTCAAAGAGAAGAAACCTCTCATTGACTGGCAGCAGTACCAACAGTTGCCGACGGGAACTGAGATTGAACGTTGGAGCACAGAGTTCTCTGGTTGTGAATGGGGCATCATCACTGGTCCCATTTCAAAAATCCTTGTGCTGGACATTGACGGTGAAGAAGGCCGCAAAGCTCTCGAAGAACTCCACATTCAAATGCCGAAGACATGGGTGACTAAGACACGTAAAGGCTGGCACTACTATTTCAAATGGGAGGATGAACTCAGTGGAGTTCCAACTACCAAGGTTCGTCTCTTTAATGGCGTGGACATCCGTGGCAATGGCGGGTATGTGGTTGCTTACAATTTTATTCAGGGTTACAGTCCAGCAGATCTTCCTATTGCTGAGATCCCTGAGTGGCTTCGGTCTGCTATTACAGCTACACCGCTTGCGGAAAAGACGTACAAGCCTGGATGGATACTTGAAGCACTCAGCAACATTCAACCAGGTGATGCTGGAGCAGGCAGAACTCATACGTTTGCACGAATCATCGGTCGCCTCAATCGAGACGGATGGTCGGAAGAAGATATCTTCGCTCTTTTAAAGCCTCACGCTGACCAATACAATTATGATTTGAAGAAGCTCTATGAGCAGATTGGAGACATGACGAACCGTTATGCCGATCAGTCCAAAGCTCAAGAGTATGTCGGTATGAGCGCCAGTCAGCTTCTTGCTCATGGCAATCCTAATCTCGATTGGACTATTGCCCATGTGCTGCCCAAAGGTGGGATAGGAATTTTTGCCAGCCAGCCTGGATATGGAAAGAGCTGGTTGCTGCTCGACATTTCCACCGATCTGAGTGTCGGCAGGCCGTGGCTCGGTCGTTATGAAATGTTGTCAGGGAATGTGATGTATGTGGATGAGGAGTCACAACCGAATCTGTTGCGCTATCGTCTGCGAAAACTGTTGAACGCCAAGGGTATTTCCTCTGACCAGTTGCGGATAGATTTTTATATTGGAGAAGGTCTTTCGCTCAGTGATGCTCGAAGCGTCGAGAAATTTAGAACCAAGATCGAAACCACGAAACCGTCATTGATTGTAATCGACTCACTCATTCGCGTTCACAAAGCTGAAGAGAAAAGTGCGACTGAGCTGGCGCAGATGTTTGCTGTGGTGAGAAGTTTCACACGTGACTATGGATGCTCGGTGTTGTTTGCCGACCATCTTCGAAAGCCATCCCCATTTTCTACAAGTCCTGAGAACGAACTGCGCGGCAGCACTGAGAAACTTGCAGCCATCGACTCAGCATTCATTCTTGGTCGCATCGGTGAGAGTTTGCATTTCGAACAAATCAAGGCTCGCTATACAGAGCCAATCAAATCCTTCGAATGCAAAATTGTTGACACGGCCATAGATGCTACTGAAGTGAAGTATATCGGATGAGCATTAAAACTCGTGATGCCTTAATCTGGTTTTGGTTGGGATTCGGAGTTGCCACCATAACCGCATTGGCTGCGTGGAGGGATTTACAGTGAGTGTGTCTATATACCTCGCAACTCCCATGACTGGTATTAACTGTGACCAGCTTTGGATTAAGGCGATTACCGACAAGCAAAAGTACGAGAAGGCTGGGATCATTGTCATCACTCCTTTGGAAGGAGAAGGCATTCCATTTGCTCCAGTGAAGCTTCAAGATCGAAACGATGAAGAGATGAAGCGTGTTTGGAAGAAGAAGGACAAAGGAGCTATTCGAGCTTGTAACGTCTTGGTGTATGAATGTCCTGACCGATGGAGTCAAGGTGTAGCTCACGAGCTGATTCTGTCTCGTGGTGTGCTATGGAAGCCTACTGTGTTTGTTGGCAAAGCTGGCTTTATTACACGAGAAGAAGATGATTACGTTGCTACATCACATGAAGAAGCTGCAATGATAATTCAAGTCCGATGGGGAACGTGGCGTAAGCGCACAATCTGGCGTCTCAAAATGCTTGCTCGTTGTTTGCCTCGTTGGATATGGCATCAGATCTGTGAATTCAAATGACAGACCTACAGTTCTCAAGTGTTTGTTTCTCCGTGATGTGGGGTGTTGTTGTTCTTGTTATGTGGAGGAAACCATGAGTTTTAATCTTCAACGTCATTGTCGGCTAGCAGGATGTGTTGCCCTGTTCATTGGGCTGTATCTCCACAACTGGGCTTTAGTGTTGTTCGGCAATTTAATTGTCGCTGCTGGATACATGTGGACCATTGCCAAAGTGGAGATCTGGATTGAGCAGTTCATAAGGAAGCTACAAGAGGAAGAGGATAGAAATACTCTTTACATAGGAAAACGACCGGAGGATAAATAGATGCCATTCATAAAGCTAGATAGACGTGCCCCTCTGCTTGAAGGTGATATACCAATCACATCAGTAGGTGATGCTTGCTTTCTAGAGTACAACCGACTGATGGCTGCGTGGAGAAAAGAACCTCGCTGGACCACTATTCATGATGAGTTCTGTCGATTGATGGGAATGAGTGACGCGGATGCTGCAAAGTTTCTTGCATTTCTAGAGTTCTATTTTAATCACGGCCATCCCTATGAAATCGAAAAGAAGGAAGAAAACGGTGATATCTAATTTACAGGAGCGCACAATGGATGGGCAAATTTTGAAAACCGGAGAAAAGAAAGATGAAGGAAAACCGCGATGGGAGCTTGTTCCTTACGATGCTGTCGGAGGCGTGGTGGAAATCCTTACACTGGGCGCAAAGAAATATGCTGCTCGAAACTGGGAGAACGGCATTGCTTATGGGCGAGTCTTCGGTGCTATTCAGCGTCATCTCACAGCCTGGTGGCAAGGTCAAGATACGGATGCGGAAAGTGGGAAATCGCATTTAGATCATGCGATGTGTGAACTTATGTTTTTGTCTGCTTACGAGAAGAGAGGAATGACAGAGCTGGATGATAGACCTCATCAGTTCATTAAGGGAGAAAAGGCAGATGCTTCTAGCCGGTGAAGAAACAGCCGTCTTCGGTCGAAAGCTTGTCATCAATCCAAAGGAGATTCCTTTTCGATTGGGTGCCCCTTTGAGCGTTGATGTCGAGACTGACGAAGGAACAGGCTTTGTGGGATTGTCTGCCTATGATGGCGGTCCTGAAGTTTATTACTTCACCGAGCTGACAGATGAGCTTGCACGATACCTAACTTGTGCAAAGCTCGTGGCTCACAATGCAAAGTTTGATGCAAAGATGATGCGAGTTTGGAACATAGATATTCATAGTGACAATCTGTACTTCGATACGATGCTGGCATCTTACAGTCTTGATTGTGGTGCTGAGACTCATGCGTTGAAGCCATTGGCATTAAAACACCTGGGATATAAGTGGGCTACTTATGACGAGATGACCAAGGAACGCACCATTCTTGAGCACATCCGCCGATTCAAGATGGAGAAGGATGCTGTTGGCAAGCGTCACCGTGTTAAGTTGGACGAGCCTGAAGTTATTAAAAAAGAAAAGGTGACGAAGCATACACTAGATACTCAGCCCGTCGAAAAGGTTGCCCACTATTGCTCATGTGACAGTGTAGCCACGTGGGATCTAATGAAGTTTTTTGACAGGCAAATGAGCATCGACACGAAATGGGTTTTTTATCACCTTGAGATGCCTGTGCTACGCATTGTGTTTGACATGGAATTGCGTGGCATACGTGTAAATGTAAACAAGCTGAATAGCCTACACACGAGTTTGCAGAGTGAGATGAATACATTGGCTGGAAGTATCACTCAGTTAATTGGAGCCGAGATCAACATCAACTCTGGTCAACAGTTGGCACCTTATCTTGAGAAATTTGGAATGAGCTTGCCTCTTACCAAGAAGGGCAATAAGAAAACTTCGAAGGATGTGCTGGAGCAGTATAGGGGAAATCCATTAGCCAATGTTCTACTGGAGTACAGTCAGGTCAAAAAACTGGTGACAGCATTTACCAAACCAATGCTGGAGCTGACGACACTGCCTCGCATTAATCCGACATTTAATCAGGTAGTGAGGGAGTCGGAGCATGATGAGCAGAGTTGGGGTGGTATAGCGACAGGGCGGCTGTCGTGCAGCAATCCCAACCTCCAGCAGATCCCTCGAAGATCGAAGAGAGCGAAGTTTCTTAGAGAGCTATTTGTGCCAGAGGAAGGGGAGTCATTGGTGTGTGCTGACTTCTCTCAGATCGAGCCTCGGATTCTGGCTCACATGAGCAAAGATCCTTATCTGATTAATGTCTTCAAAACAGGAGCGGATGTATATGAGGCTCTTATTCGTGGCACAGGCCGCAGCCGAGATGATGGTAAGACATTCTATCTGGCTCTTGTCTACATGGCTCAGCCAAAGAAACTCGCCTCAGTGTTCAAGTGCTCGGTTGAAGAAGCGGAACAAATCTTCGACATCTCGTGGGGAAATGTTCAAGGGGTGAAGCGATGGCAGGGTGCCTGTATTGCTTATGGCACTCAGCTTGGTGGTGTGAGGACGCTGTTCAAAAGGTTTAGATCTCTACCTAACTTGAAGAGTCTCGATTGGAAGGAACGGTCAGCGGCAGAACGAAGAGCAGTGAACACTCCGATACAAGGCAGTGCAGCCGACATTATGAAGCTGGCGATGATTAAGCTGACCGAAGCAGGCTACAAAATCAATTTAGTCGTCCATGATGAAGTGCTGATTTCAGTACCTACAGCGGAAGCTGAGCAACATTGCAAACGGATTCAAGACATTATGGAGCACGTGACAGATCTGCTTGTGCCTATCAAAGTAGATGCTCATGTTGGGCAATCGTGGGCAGAGGCGAAAGGATGACGAATCCGCCAGATAAACAAAGAGAATACACCAAACGCTGGTATCTAAAACATGGAGAACAGGCTCGTCTAAAGAAACGGCTCCAGCGTCATAAGACCGATTTTGGAGGAAATCGAGAGCTTGTATTAGCTCGTGATGAGAATCGGTGTGTAGAGTGTGGAAGTAAACAAGATATTACAGTTGACCATATAGACCAAGATCGCACCAATAATTCATTTGAGAATTTGCAAACACTATGTCGTCCGTGTCATGGGAGGAAAGATGGACAAACTAGACGAATCAAAAGCGGCTGGAAATGGAACAGAAGAGATCAAAGATGATGAAGCTAAAACTCGTGAAATTCAATGGGTTCTTGTGACTTTACAGGATGGACGAAAAGGAATGTTTGCTGGACCTGTTCTTGTCGGCAAAGCCGAGCTGACGCTCAAACCGCCGCTTATTTCTGAGGTCGTGATTTGCGAGCCAAGAACATTGGCTCAGCCTGAGGAACCTGTGGTGGTGGAAAGTGGAACAGAAAAAAAGGACTAAGAAGGAGCTATCAGACTGTTATGCGTTACGGCAAGCGTGGCATAGGTCAGGGCCTTATTGGGAAGCGATGCGACGGCAAAAGGTTGGGTCGAATCAATATAAGTGCCAGGGGTGTGGAAACATATTTAAGTTACGAGAAGTGCAGGTCGATCATACATCACCTGTCGTCGATCCTGTGGAAGGATGGCGTGACTTGCAGACGTTTGCATTTCGTCTTTACTGCCCCGCCTCGTCGCTCCAAGTACTGTGCCAGGATAACTGCCATAGATCTAAGACCAAAAAAGAAAACAAGGAGCGAAAGTGATGGAAGACAAAATACCTAGTACAAAGGAAACCTGTGTCGCTCCAGGCATTCAACACAACATTGAATTTAAGATCGCAGCCTTCGGTCAGCACTCATTTCAGTGCACTCTTTGTGGGCTGTATTTTGATGAACCGGAGGACTCACAACCATGAACATAAAAATTACCTGGGCAAAGAATGGCATTCATGTCTCTGAGAAAGAGAATGAATGGAGCGCGATCTATCCAGACACCACGGACGGTAAGCTCGAATTTCTGAATGACTTCATTGATGTGATGGGATGGCGTGGAAGTCGCTATGACAAAGAACGAATTGGTGTACAGGTGTATGAGGGCGATAAGTACGAAGCGCCGAAGGAGACAGATAATGCTGCATTCTAAACTGAAGGTGCTGTTCTTGGATATAGAAGCAAGCAACCTCTCGGCGTCAATGGGCTACATTTTGTGCATTGGCTACAAGTGGGCACATGAAGCGAAACCTCACATCATCCGAATTGATGAGACGAAAGAAGGACGTAAACATGTGACGGATGATATTGGCGTGTTGAAGGAATTCTCGAAAGTCTACGAAGAAGCGGATATTGTGGTTCACCACTTTGGTCAGTACTACGACATTCCCTTCATTCAAACCCGTCGGCTAATGAAAGGGCTTAAGCCAATGCCAGTGACAGCGCAGGTGGACACGTGGCGCATAGCTAAGAAACGGTTGAAATTTCACAGCAACCGTCTCGATGCAATCCTCAGCGCTCTTAAATGTCCATATGCCAAAACCCAGCTTAAGGGCGATATGTGGATTGAAGCAATGGCTGGCAATCGTAAGGCACTGGACTATGTAGTGGACCATTGCCGTCAAGACGTGCTAGCGCTTGAGTGGGTCTACAATCACATCAAGGCGGTATGGGACCAGCATCCTCGTACGGTCCTGTCAAAAGATGACAGTAAGTGTCCTCTTTGTGGCGGCAAAGGAAATAGCAAAGGACTTCGTGCCTCAGCAAAGCACCAATATCGTCGTGTGGTCTGTGTGGACTGTGGACATAATTGGAAAGGGGAACGGATATGAGCGAAGTTCACGACGACCTGAACCATCCGCTGTATGAGTGGACACAAGTAATTACACATGAAGAACTACATATGCTTGTTGATGAGTTAGCAATGAGCATAAAAGAAACAAAGTGGTATCAAATTAGAGAGCGACTGATGTTACAGGGTGCACTTAATGCCATTAGTATCTTGTTGATCTGGCTACATTATGGAAAACCCAAAAACGGAATCACGCTCCGCCAAGGGAGTCCTCAATGAAAAGATTACTTATTGCATTCGCAGCCCTGTTCCTATTTCCGAGTTGTGCTTATGGGCTGAGAAACTATGTTCGTATTGCCGAAGAAACACAACCTAAAACCACAATGGTTGAAGTGGACGCGGTTGTGGAAGTGATGACACTCACCTTCACTAAGAAAGGGCTTGAGATTGGCAAGTCCACTCAGACTGTCACACTGCGGGGATCTGGAGTCTTCATCAGTCCTAATGGACACGTGTTGTCTTGTAATCACCTGTTTGATGTGGGTGAAATCAAAGCGACGAGAGTGTGCGACTACTACAGCGAATGTAGCGATGCAGAGCTGTTAGCACAAGATGGCCGCAAGGATCTCTCTCTGTTGAAGGTGGAACGCTCAAGTCCAACTCCATACGCTCGTCTTGCTGATCCTCGCTTTCTTAGGGTTGGTCAAGAGGTAGTTGCTGTGGGAAATCCTTACGGTCTCGACTTCACCGTGACACGAGGCATCATCAGTGCCCTTAATCGAGATCTTGATGAGAATGGCTACAACCTCGTGCAGACAGATGCCCCTATCAATCCTGGGAATAGTGGAGGACCACTGTTCAACATGGACGGCGAACTGGTGGGCATCAATGTTAGGGGAGTGAGAGGTGGGGATGGCCTGGGCTTCAGTGCTGAATCTGGTCAGATCATTGAGTTCTTAGCGAAGTTCAGAGGATTAGAGAAAGTCTTCAAAATGCCTAAAGGACCGTGGGCAGGATTGCTAGATGCGCTGGGATTTGGAGACGATTCTCAAAGCTATTAAGTACCGGCTCGACAAACCAGAGAGCATTCCTGGTAAGTCGCATTACGCTGCGTACCGTGAAGACATATCAACATTACTGCAGATTATAGAGGAGCTACAAAATGAGCGAAGAGAACAAGAAAGAAGAAGTTAAGAAACTGACTCGTGATATCTTGAATAAGCAAGTTGAAGAGTCGAGGAAGGCTATCAATTATGCCCAGCAAAGCATTGCTGCCTTTACTCAGCAGCTCCAACAGCAAATGGGAATTCTGAATTACGCAGAACACCTGTTAAAGCAATTCGACATTCCCGAAGGCACTGCTCCTGAGAAGCCATTCGAGGTGAAGTAATGAATGCGAAGAAAGCGAAAGCTATCCGTCGAGCATTCAAGGCTCAAGGGGCGGAGACGGCTTATCGTTACAACATCTCTGTGAAGCCTTATGAAGCAGTCGATGGAAGCCACAATGCTCGCTATCGCTTCTCGATTGAGAATACCGGACCTAAGCGCCTCTATCGGTTCGGGAAGATGATGTACCGAAAGTTCAAGGTGATGCCCAATGTTGATATTCCAGTTTAAGGACCACGATGCTGCGTTGGAATTTTGGCGCAGAGTTCAAGAGCGTAATGCAAACACGCTAACAGAGCGACAAGCGATATTGCTTGAGATGTCGCGTGAAGGACTAATGGAGCGTGTGATGCAAACGAAGCGCTCACAGGAAGAAGTGATGAAAGAGTGGTCGAAGCATTACAAGGTACTTCATATCAAAGCTAAAGGAGCTAACGATGAAATACGAGGTGATTAGGTACGAGTACCTGCCAGATCGCACTCTCGGTGAGTTGGAGATCGACGGTAAATTTTTCTGCTACACGCTCGAAGATCGTGTGCGCCCTCCTGGTGAAAAGGTGTACGGGGAAACTGCCATTCCCGAAGGGGACTACAAAGTAACGATTGAGCCTTTCCGTGGAGATAAGAACAAGATGTACCCCTATCTTCACAATGTCCCGATGTTCACTGGCGTGTGTATTCATGGGGGCAATAAACCTGAGGATTCGCTTGGCTGCATTCTCGTGGGTTTCAACAAAGATGACGGCACTATTTATGGATCTGCCGTGAAAGAGCTGTCAGCCAAGATGCAACAAGAGAAAGGTGAGATCCGCCTTAAAGTTCGGAATGGAGGCTAACAATGGACCAGGAATTAGACAACAAACTATGTCAGGACTTTCCCAATGTATTTGCCGATAGACGTGCATCCATGCAAGTGACCTGTATGTGCTGGGGATTTTCTTGCGGGAATGGTTGGTATGGAATCATACGAGAAGCCGCTGAAAAACTTGAGCCATTGATTGAGGCATACAAGCGTGAGAATCCTACTGATGAAGCTCCTCGTGCATCTCAGATCAAAGAAAAATTCGGCACACTGCGATTCTATTTGTCACACGGTACAGATGAGATGTTCAAGATCGTTAGTGATGCTGAGCAGAAAAGCGAAACAGTGTGCGAAAAGTGCGGAAAGAAAGGACGGCTACGAAAAGGTGGTTGGCTACGTACCTTGTGCGCCAAGTGCCACAAGGAGAGAACCAATGCCTAGATCAGCCCTACCCCCACATTTGAATGATCCAGAGGAAATTGAGAACGCATTTCCTGACGACAGCCAGTTCGGTACTGATGCCTGGTACGGAAGACTTTATTGCTGGTACAACAAGAAGACGAAGACATGGTTTGCCTTCAGTTATCGCTGCACTGAGTCGTGGGCAAGATGGCGTAAATACCCTGTGATTCTATTTGCATTAAAGGGTAAAGGACCGTGGCGTGTTGAAGGAGAAAATGGAGATCGACCGGTTGCGATAAAAGTCAATCAACCTTGGTATCGGTTTTCTCTTAAAGAGGAATACCTGTCTCGAATCCAATACTGGACTCGATGGCACGTCGCTATCCAATGGCCACTCATGATCTCCTTCCATTTCTATGTTAAGGCTAGTGATGTGCCTGTGTATGGCGAGCCACGGCCTGAGCTGGATGGGAAGCTCTGGTTTGCTTACTGGAATCACTTCGACGCTGATCTCGTGTACTGGATGATTACGAGTGCGTACCTGGGCAGGAACTGGAAATGAACGAGATGAACCGCATACATAACTCCAGTAATCCCTATCAAGGCAAGTACAAGCGTGTGCTCTGTGTATGCTCCGCAGGTTTGCTCCGTTCACCTACAGCAGCTTTTGTCCTCTCGAAAGAGCCTTTCAATTTCAATACCAGGGCTGCAGGTCTCGATGAGTCTTTTGCATTGATACCAGTTGATGACGTGTTGCTGTCATGGGCCGATGAAGTGGTGTGTATGGACGAGTATCAGCAGAAAGTATTGAAAGAGCGAACAAAGAAACCTGTTCACAATCTGAAGATTGGTGACAACTTCGAGTACCGAGATAAGGGACTCATGGACATTATTAAACGTCGCTACTTAGCGATCTTGGAGGAGCAGAAAAATGGCAAAGGAACCGACGTACGAATTGACGCCTAAAGGCTACGTAAGCCTCGAAACCAATGATGCTGGTCTTACCGATGCCATCTTGGATTCGCTGGAGCTGGCTGCTCGTCGTAAAGAATGCAACGCATTGCTTATAGATGACGAAGGATGGAAATTTATCAAGGTGGAGAAAGCTAATGAAGCTAACAAGAAAACACATCGGAAAACTGTTCGACGTTAGAGGCGGGGATGGGAGCTGGGTTTATCAGCTCGTGGATGTGAAGAAAGGCTGGCTTCTCTTCTATAGCTTCCATGCTGGTGAAGGTGCCTATTTCAAAGAACGAGTTGGTGAATACCACGATTGGAGACCTTTCAGACCTCTTAAAGACTGGCCTGAGAACTGGCGGAATTTTGGCTGGACGACTGCGAGGGACAAATGAAACGTTCAAAGAAGCTTGCAAGAAAATTGGCTGGCAGGATTGCAGATTGGGAGAACTTGATGAAGAGCAGTACAGACATTGTACGCAAGCATCCCAAAGGCTTTAAGAAACCAGGATCAAACAAATGACGAAGAAGCAGCTTATTCATCAAATTGAACAAGCCATTCAAGAACTTGGAACACCAACGATGAGCTATGCACCAACCGTGGAAGCGGCTGAATTGCGAGCCATTGTTAAATGTGTGGCTGCTCGATTGATGAGAGTACTGAGGCTACTTAAATGAACATTCTGGATTTTCGTGAATGGACCGCATGGGTGATGGAGTTCGTCATCATGCTCTATGTCGTGAAAGAGTTCTACTACGACAAAGGTAAGGACGATAAGAAACAACGTCGTTCACGGACTATCAAGAAAACCACTACAGCTCCGAGCGGTGAGGTTATCACTGAGGAGCAAACAGAGACGGTGACAAGCAATGAAAAATGAAATGGGAAGTTGGACCTACAACACAACTAGCGGAAATTTCACTTATTACTCACCCACTTGGATTTACAGGAGGATCACATGGCAGGACGTAAAAGAAAACTTCGTGAGATGTTGGACTATCACGAAGGGCTTTCTTCAAACCAAGTCCACATTATTCTTCGAGAATTCGGCCTTGAGCACACATTCGACGAGTTCAACGAGTGGCTCTACGGTCAAACCTGCCCCATCATCAAAAGGGGCGGAGAGTACGACATATGGAAATCCGTCGGCGGAGTCTACGAGTACGACCTATTCCGTTTCATCGACTCGAAGAAAACGGGCATCCCGCCAGCGTGGGATTAGGCCGTTCTCCGAGTGTCTCTGTCATGCTCCTTGGCGTCTTGGCTGGAAACATGGAAAGAAACGATGTTACAAAAGAATGAAATGATTGAGCTGATTTCTCTATCTGATTTGTCTAAGGCTATCAAGATTAGCGAAAGCACTTTGAAATACTATGCTAAACATGGTAAACTTCCATACTATAGGATTGGCAAGCACTTGAGGTTCAAAGCTAATGAAGTGGAAGAGTGGTTGCATAGTGTATCCGTAAAGCCCTACGACAGAGGTGTGTATGATCCGAAAATGGAAAAATCGCCGTTTACCACGCGGCATAATGGTTGAAAAAGGCAAAGTTTGGATTCGCATACTTCCGAACGGTAAGCAGTTCCTCCAATGCTTTGGAGATGCCGACAACCCCAACAATATCAATCTCGCCATCAGCAAGCTGAATGAATACCGTGACGAGATACGCAATGACCGATTTGGAATTGAACGAGAAACCAAACGAGTCAAGTTTCGTGATGCTGTCGCACTTTTCGAAAAGAAGGTGGGACAGACCTATCGCTATCAGATACCTGGACTTATTCTGTTTTTTGGAGATTTCTGGTTCGATGAACTGAACCATGTGAAAGTAGCCAAATTTCGTCCCTTCCGCACGTCAGAAAAAGGTGGTGGTATTTCTGACAGCACAGTGAACCGTGAACTCACGGCTCTCTCCGTCATTTACTACAAGCTCAAATCCTTGGTAGAATTAAAAGAGATCGAACCAATTAAGCTTCCACCAATCAGTCCATGTAAACACGTGGAGCGGTTTGATGAGCGTCTGGCTCGCCGTAAGCGTGTCCTTTCAGAAGATGAGTTTCAGCGGTTCATGACCGTTGCTCATCCCGAAGTTCAACGAGTGTGCCTGGCAGCTCTCAATACTGCATTACGTCGCAAGGATCTTTTTGCAATTACAGTGAACAATGTGGTGAATGACAGTAACCTTGAGGGTATGCAACACAAAACAGAGAATCCTTATATTGTGCCTAACAACCAGAACATGCTGCAGCTTTTTCAGGATGCGAATGGCACAGCGTCTGTGCTTAACTCCACAGGCTTTCGTGAACGGTTTGAAAAGTCTCGTGATCTCTTCCTGGCTCAGTACCCTGAAGAACAGCGCAACAGACGATTCTTTCAATTCCGTGACCTTCGTCGCACCGCATTGCGAAAGGTGTATGACAAGACTAAGGACATCCTTTTGTGCAAAGAGCTGGCTGGGCATACAAACGTACTAACCACTCAGTTGTACCTTGGACTCACCAAGGCGGACATTCAGAAGGCTGGGAGTGTCCTAGAAGAGAGCTTCTCGTACAGAATCCAAACTGCCGGTGTTTCTGTAGGTGAGGAGAAGCGGCAAATCGGCTTTACTGCCGAAAATGCTTGAGAATCATTTACGCGCAGGTGGTGGAACGGCAGACACGCCAGCCTCAGGAGCGCGAGAATGGAGCAAAATAGCCCCATATGTTTAGAAATAATGAATTTAAGGCAGCAGTTACGACTAGTGAGATGGTTAAGTTAGGACCGAACTGCCGGTAAAACTGCCGGTGAAATTATGACTCCTCTTGCTGCTCTTCCTTCCTAAAAGCCCCTTCCTTTTCTTTATCTCGTAAGTGACGCTCCAGAAGCCTGGTGACATACAGGACAAGACTTTTATCGTCCATGTCAGCAAGTTTCTGGAGCTTCTTTTTGTCCCCTGGTGAAAGAAAGCCCGTAACATGCTTCACATTATGTTTACGATACCAGGTGTCTTTTCGTTCAGCCATTATGATAATACACTAATTTTGATGCGATTTTCCAATGATTTTCAGGTGATAGTCACCTGACTTAATTTAGGCTGAAATCAATCGAAATCAATGGGTTGTAAGAAAATCTCACTAAGAGTGTCGGCATAAGCCCTCCTTTTTCCCGATGTATACCGGAGAGCCGAGGCTTTAAGGTGAATGTCAGGTGACTTTCAGGTGATAATTTCCTAGGATCAATACCCCAGTTTGCGCGTAGGAGAGGGGCGCAGGCTGGGGCAATTTTATGCCAGCACGAACAGATAAGGTGAAAGTGAAGCTCTTTTGTCCAGATTGTTACCACGAGTGGGAACAGTACGTGGGACGAGAGGAGCTGAGAAAGTTGGGAAACAAAGAGACATTTACCGAATGTCCAGAATGCGGAAATGCGGTTTAGTGGAGGGAAGAGTGAAGAGAGTCGGCGATACTGCGTACAGCTCCTGGGAACCTACTGAACACGGTTCCATTCCTGAAGCTGGTGCTAGCCGCGACTCGACCTGTATGAGTGTCTATGAGGCGTACGTTCGCAGACAGTACCTGACCTTTCATGCTGATCTCCTTGGCTCCTGGCTCGTAAGGCATTACAGACCCTACTAGCAGTGCATCGACGTTCAGGATCTCTCCAAGTTTGATTGCAGTCGAGGTAGGCATGACACCAGTCCAAGAAAGCTTTTGTTCTGCAAGCACCTGTTCAAGCTGACCACGCTCAATCAGGTCATACCCCATCCCCATAAGCTCTGTACCCAATGCGTCGGCCAGAGCCATGTTCAACTCTTGATCGCTACCGGAGAAAGGGGTAATAGCGATTTTCGTCACTTTGATATTAGATGACGAGTTCTTTGTGGTTTGTACAGAAGCACATCCCACCAATAAAAAAAGGCATACCAACAGCACTTTATTCATGCCATTAGTATGCCTTAAGTTCTTAAAATTTCAAGTCAACTTCCGATTATCGTCCACATCCTCCACACCCACAAGGATTGGGTAGTTTTGTAGGTATGATTTTAATCGGCTTCAAAAAGTTACCCTGTTCATCCACAGAGAAAATGAATCCACACTCTCTGCACACGAACTGGGAAGCTTGACCTTTATACCTGTAGCCTAACTCCTGATGTTTCCCGACGGGACACCACACAATTTCTTTTTTAGTGAACATTGCAATGTACCGTTTATTTCCATAAATACATGGCAGCGCTAATAAGTACAGCGATACCACCCCCGATAGTTGCGTACAGTTTAGATGTGAATCCCGTCTTCTCTCTCATCACTTCGATTGCCGTAGTGAGTGATGGGATGTCTTTCTGCCTTACTTCTTTCAGATCTGATTTGATCTCCTGCATTTCTTGCAGCAAAAGCTTTTGTATTCCGTTACGAGCCGCCATGACACCACCCCTTATTTTAAAAGCCTACGTCCGACTTCAAATGCAGCTCCAGCAGCTCCCAATTTCCCTAAGGGGTTGGCATACTTGCCGAGGGCTTGAATCACTTCGGAACGTTTCTTCGAGTATTTGAATGCTTGAGCCGCTTCTGGACGGCCAGGCACAGAGGCATTCAGTTCCTTGCTAATGATTTCTTTTACCCTGGAAGCCTTCTGGACAGCATCTTTTCCGAGGTTGTCTCTGGCGGATGGGTTTTTCGTGAATTTGTCAAGGATCAGTCTCAGCCTGTCATTCTGACGGGCTAAAAATCGAGCAGTGGGCTTCTTTTCAGATGCAGCAAATTTCTCTATTGTCGAGGCAATGCGGTCAATTTCGCCTCTCGCCTTCTCCGCAGTACGTCCTACCTTCACCAATGAATCCCCAGCCTTCCTAGCACCAGCAGCATGTTCTACGGCTTCAATGGCCTTTCCTGCTTTCGCAAGACGAGGAGCAAATGCAAGTTTGGCCACAGGCTTCAAGGCTTTGACTGCAGTAGCTCCAGTAAGTTCCAGAGCCACAGTTTCAGGAGATACCAGATCAGAGGCGGTTTCACCTGCTGTCTCAAGCAATGCGCGAGGAGTGCCAATGGCGATATTGGCAGCAGTGGACTTGGTGTTACCGTGTTCCGGCAGAGTGCTCGCTATTGTGTCACTCAAGAGCTTCACACCACGCTGAGGCGTACGAAGCACACCCATCGTCTTATCAAACAGCCCTGGCTCCTCTGGAGTAGGGGAAGCAGCTTCAAGTTCTGGATGTGATGCGAGAAACGAACTTATTTCTTCGTCTGAATAACCTGCCGCTTTAGCAGCAGCTGCATTAAATTTAGCCATGATTTACTCCGATATGAATGAATCAAGTGACGGCTTCGACAGCAAAGAGGGGAAGGTTTGCTGAGTGAGCTGTTCAAGTTGTTCTTGTGAAAGGTCTCTACCTGATACTTGAGACTTGGTTTGAGCAACAAACTGCCGACGATTGCGAAGAGCTTCTTCAATCTTGGCAATCTTGGCTTTAATCACTTCATCTGGTTCACCCAACTCTGGAAGGATGGGAAGAGCACGAGCCTGAGCATCAGCATCAGACAGACGAGTGTCACCGGTGAGTGCACGATATAAACCGACAGCCAGCGCTGGCTTTAATTGGTTGTACGTACGTTCTTTGGCAAACATATTCCCTTTCGACACATTACCGAGGAGGGAACGCCCTGCCGTAGGCAATCCAGTTGGAATGCCTTTTAATAGATCCTTCGCTTGCTTCAACTGAAGCATCGAGTCATCAATGTTCTTCTCATCCTTCAAAATAGACACAGATGGACCTTTGGGCTTCTCTAGTGATGCCTTCAGGCGTATCTGTTCAAGCTCCTGATCTCCACGTAGCTTTTGCAGTGATGTGGCATCAGACGCTTCTTGTTTCGCAGCACGTTCTTTCGAGGTGCGGTCAATAACACGTTCTGGAGACAACATTGCCTCAAGACGTGAAATGGCAGCAGGACGTGTAGCTTCAGCATTCTTTGCCACATCCGCTCCACCTTGCACTTGAGACAAAGGCACCTCTTGCCCACCAATTCTGGCAGCAGGGGATGCTGGTGTGATGGGAGCTTGCAGCCTTCCAAATTGTTCAACCTTCCTGCGCTCAGCCGCTTCAAGCTTGGCTTTAGCCACTTCTGCTTGCAGCTCCTGCACCATCTTCTGACGTTGAAGCTGACGTGTGGCCAAAGTGTCAGCCAGATCCACAGTCTTCAGTGCATCAACTTGAGGAGCTTCTGGCCGTTCAAAGGCCGCTCTGAGTTCGTCTAATCCAACTTGTCTAATACGAGCCATGATCTCCTCCTTATGCCGCTGGTGCAGCTTGACGACGGCTTAGAATTGAAAGTAGGAGAGGATCTAAGCTGCCAGTCTCTCCACCGCTAATAAGATTGCCTGTAGCTGATCCAAGTCCCAATCCAAGCAACGGATTGCCAGTGGCAGCACCAAGAGCCAGTCCACCAAGCGAAGTGATGGCTCCAAGACGGCCAGCCTTCTTTTTAGCCTTGGCCTGCGCTTTAGCTATCTCTTGGCTCTGACGGAGCTGCTCAATGTCGAGCAAAGACTGAGCACGTTCTCCTTCAATACCGGAAAGCTGCATGGCTTTCTCCAACACATCACCACGACCAGTTTCCAGAAGCATCTTGGCTGTGTCGAGGTCGATGCCTACCTTCTGCAATGCGTTGGCTTGCTTAGCACCGAAAATTGATTCAAGTCCTGTCTCTCGACGTTGACTTTGAGTACGGAGACGGTCAGTTTCTAATCCAGTCTCGAAATCACGAGCAGCATTGGCAGCGTCAATCGTAGGACGAGCGAGCTGTGGAGCGGCTGCGCCTGAGCCAAATCCCACTGTCGCACCAATCACATCACGAAGCCGTCTCTCCACTTCAGGAACATCTCGGAATGCTTTTTCTCTTTGTGCCGCGACAGCAACCTCATTAGCAGCTTTATCTTCTGCACCAAGGCTACGTAGTCCTTGATCGAACTCTTGTGCCGCACCAAGATTGGATTGAGCAAAAGCATTTCCAGCATTCGTAGCTTTTTCGGAATACTGCTGACCAAATTGTGGAAGCTCACCGAAAGCTCCTTCGATTAAACTCTTTCGTTTGTTAAAGCCGGTCTGAGCGATGTTGTTCAAAGCAGCGGTGTCATATCCAGGAATACTGGAACCACCACCACCGAATACTTTTTTGAGTGAGAAACCCATAACAATCTCCTTATGCCACTGCCACTCGTTTCCAGTTTACTGGAGAGGGAAATTTGACGTAGATGTAATAAACACTGCCAAGTATGACGGGCACTATGTCGCCTGGGGTGCCTTCCTGATCCGTCGGAGCTGCACGACGAATGTTGTGCTCATGTGCATAGCCAAACAGTTGAAGAAAGTTCGACTGCACAACCTCAGCTCGGAAATCATTGCCTAATGGTTCGGATTGAGTCTTCATTAGTCTGTCACCACTGGTTCACCTGCGCGAACGAATGCTTGCGCTTTGTAGCCATGTAGCTCGATATCGTTTGCATCATTACTTAGTACGCGATACATGATGGTTCTACCTGACACTAAGTTGCCATCTGCATGATCGGCTTGCAGTCTCTTGTAAAACAACTGTCCATCATTTGCTGTGGTGAAACTCGTAGCTCCGCTATCATCTTTCATTGCCGTGAACGTTGTACCACCATCCACTGAGAAGAACACCTGATAGGTTGCACCAGTATTGCGGCCTTCGATAAACAGCTTGTGCACCACTTTGTACCTATTGGAATTGTTCTTTTTGAAAGTGCTGAAGTCATGGGCTGGTGTCCGAATATCAACTTCAATGTTCGAACCAGAATCGGTCAGTCCTTGCAAGAACTTCACAATGCGGCCTACTGTGGAAAGCCCAGCATAAGGCTGATTGAAGAAAAGTGAGAACGTGGCAATGTTCACGCCTCTATAAAGTCTCCACTTCCCTTTTAGATCCAGAACAATCAACAAGTTGTTGGATGTCTGATCGAACTCGGCTAATGACACATAGTATCGGCCAGCAAAGAAGATGGAGGCTGGACGGATGCTGTTTGTATTTCCAATGAACCAGTTAATCGTCACACTATCCACACTTGGCACGTTGCCATCAGTGGCGGTGATAATTACTTTCCATTGAACAAACTGTAGTGGAGTGACAGCCGAGGGGAAGTCTCCACTCGTAACGGTAAAGAACGTGGCTGCAGGGATGCCTCCAGATGTGGATGCAGATCTCATCTGAAACGTCACACCAGCCCCCGCACTCGCCACAACTGCTTGAAAGATATCCCAACCGGCAGGAGGAGCGGCTGCAGTATCAATTATTGACGATAGGTGATTAGCAACAATAGTCCATGTGAAGTTGATACTTGTCACAGATGGCGTAGCATCTTGAGCAGAATTCATCACTAACGTAACTTTGATCTTCGCGTATCGTTGAACAGTGTGAGATCCAAAACTCACAAATGGCGTGTATGTAATGTTGTCTGCAGAAGTCGCAATCGTCATGGTTACGGATGTACCAGATGGAGCATTCGACACCATCGAAAGCGAATTGTAGACAGTCGCATCACTCGTTGTATCAATAGCCTCACTCACCCACTCTTGAGGAACAAGGGACACATGGTTTGTAAATAACAACCTAGTACCTGTCGTCGAGGGAGTGAAAACATCATTGTTCGTAGAAAGCGTAAGTTTGATACGCCAATACCGGAAATTTTGAAGGTTGTGCGTGTTGCTGGTGACACCAACTCCGTCAGTTGAAACAGAGGTGAATGTTGTGAACGAGATGTCGTTACTTCCTTGGACCTGGAATTGAATATCGGAACCAGGCAAGAAAGGAAATGAGGCACTCAGGATGCTTATGGAATAAGCCTTGCTGGTATCAAAGAAAGCACATTTGGAATCGTGAATAGGAGAAGTCCACGTACCAGAAGCGGCAACCTGTGTGTACGTAAAATTGTAACCAGCTAGTGCCGTGAAAGGAGCATTAGAGTAGTTGGAAGCTCCGCCAATGGGATTTCCAGAACCATCAGAAACAATGTACTTAGTGGCTCCACCAGATAGTTGATTGCCAGTGACAGTCCGTCGAATTAGGTCAATAGGTGACGTACGACGACGAATCACCATCCAATACTTTGTTCCACCTGTTAAACCAACACTAAAAGATCCTGACGTTAGTAACGATGTGGAGTTGACATTTGAACCTAGATTGCCACTGACAAGAACAGTGCCGCTTGGCTGACCACCGGAATCGGTTTCAACTGTGAATGGGAAAGAGATCGTTGCACCTGACGGAGGCGCATCACGTCCCACACGAAATTTGACTGCCGTCATCGTTCCATTTCGAGCAGGGATGATGGGTACTGCAATAGCATAGATAGGACCAAGATCCCCTGTCGTGCCTGTCGAGCTTCCATTCTCACCGTTAAATGCAGTGGATTGAGTGAGTTTAAGGGTGCTGCCTGAAATGATCGCTGACCCAGCGAGAGTGCCACTGGCTAACGTTGGCTCAAATTTCGTGGGAGATTTAAGTTGATTGGTTCCATCTCTCGTAACAACGTTGCTTTTTACACTTCCGCCTTCCCAATCCGTTTGATCGTCCCATGTACGGCGTGGATTGCTGCCCACACCAGAGGAACCACCGTCATAGGCTCTCGTTGTTATGAATCCAGGTGAGGAAGTGAGATTGACACCATTAGAAGGTGTGCCGTTGGTGAAATCTGTTTGCGTGGTCTGTGAGTTGCGGCCTTTCTGCAGCACTGATTGCTGGATGTTGAAATTGACGAGATCCTCAATCGGATCACTGATGTAATCAATGCTGTTCCCGTTGTAGCTGTAAAATCCTTTATCACTCAGCCAAACAACAATAGGCACACCTTCCAACACGCGAATCTGGATGGTGCGATTGTCCACGCATCCAACAGAGCCTTGAATGTCGATGTACTTGAAAGTTTCTGGAGTGGTGCCTTCAATGTAACCCATCGAGTTACGGTTCCATACCACCATCCTGCCTCTATAGACCTTGTGGCCGCTAATTGGATCTTGCTGATTGCAAACAAGTCGATTGTTGGCTGGATAAATGTCAGGCAGTCCAGCTTCGCTATAATAAAACGTGTAAGGCTCGCCAGGAATCTTGGAAAGCCAGAGACGATCTAACCAAGCCGCGATATCTCCGAATGAAGGGGGAACTCCATTGTCAGTAGGAATAGGAGTAGGTGTGGCACCTGTTGCAACTGTATCAGCAAACACGGTTGTCGTATTGTCGCTCAATGTACCAACATGCACCCATGCACCATCATTGTTATCACGATAAATCTTTCTGCTCGTCACTCCATATCCACCAGTTTGAATGCTAGACAGGTTGACAGTTTGGTTGCCTGCGGTTGTAGTGGCTACGCCTGAAGCTGGTCCACCGTTGGACTCTTCACTGCCATAGTAAACAAATGTGATTTTATATGTGTGAGATCCCACTGGCACAGATCCACCAGCAGCAACTGCGACACTAGGAGCAACTGTAGGAGCCTGTGCTCCCATTGCTTTCGTACGAGGAACAGTGTAGGCCACTCCACCGTAAGACGCTGTACGATCATAAACCTGCGTGGAAACAGTGTTACCGAAGTAAACACGGTCTTTGATCGTGGCAAACTCGAAATTTGCTATCGCACTGTAAGTCGAAGGAGGGACTTGCGTAAAAATGCTGTCGCCTGACGAATACTGCAGCCGTCCGCCTTCAACGACGAGCAAATGCCTCACACCGTCCGAGAAGATGGCTTCGTACTGATCCTTCGGCGTGGAAGCCAATAGGGTAGGGTTGTAATTCACCGTTCCCTTGCGCTTCGTAATAACACCTTTACTGTCGGTATCAATGTTCTTTGTACCGGCAGTGAAAGAAGATGTCTTTACTTGAAGACTATTGGCAGGATATTTGCTTACGATGTCATCCCACTCGTCGGGATGCACTTCGATTCTTGCTAAATCCACGTTAATCTCCCCATTGATCTGATTGAGGGCTTTGTTTAATCGTCAGCCAGTCGTTGATGCGGAGTGTTTCGTTTAAGGCTTTGTTGGTGATTTCGATTCGATGCTCGGTGCTTATCACGATTACATCTGATTGCAGAGTTGTGACATCACTAATAACCGTTGCATCATTTGAAGCAAGAGACTCCAGCAGTTCTTTTGCAATCTCAAATGGCTGCATAGCGTCAGTTAGCACCACAATGTCGGAAAGTGCTTTCGTTGCCATCAAGAGAATTTCGTCTTCATCTGCACGAGCGTTGTACATATAGTCGTTGTAACGACCGTTGTTATATGCAAACGGAGTGTTAGCTCGTTGATAGATGGTGACTGTCTCTAGGAATGCTTGAAGAGATGCACTTCCACCAAGAGCATCAGCAGTTCCTTGGGAATCGGTACGAAGAACTGAAATGCTTTTTAGAACGTCAGCATCCGTAGGGGTGATCGTTTCAACCAGGGTTTGAGTGTAATTGGTTAGGTTGTACGAATCACCATTATATAGGGACTCGTTGTACTGCATTATTTTACCCTAGCTTCAAGCTCCGCAACTTTTTCTTCTAATGCTTTTATATGGGCTAAGGCGATTCCGATAGGAGCCATCTCGTAGTTCGATAATGGATCACTTTCAGGCCGACCTTCTGCTGGAATGCTGTCATTCAAATATCCAATAAACTCTCTTCCATCTCTTTTAAACCGCACTGCTTCGGGAAGTGGAAGAAGCTCTAACGGACGGATATCTGACTTTGTGGAACTGTGAGAGGTCTGAATAGTGCCGTTTCCAGCCCATACCTCTGACCATCGGTTTCCAGTTTTTCCTAGTTTTTGGGTATTGTCGGTGTAAGGAATCCAATTTCGAGTTGTGGTTTCCATCGCCACGCCATTGCCTTGGAGAGTAGATCCTTCGCAGATTTTGAATAAATCTCCATCGGAATTGTCGATACCAAGGATGAATTTTGCTCCACCTCCTCCGATATCAAAAAATACAGATGGATCATTGGCACTTCCACCGCCAACTTCGATATATAACTGAGCATCTGTACTTGCCGTATTCGAATCATTCTGAATAGACACTCGATGTAACGTTCCACCTGTTGCGGTAGATCCGAAAATCCAGTTCGTATTATCGAAAGTAACTCGCTGAATGCCGTTAGTAGCGAAGCTAATTTGGTCAGAAGCAGCTCTATAGATACCTGTATTCGTATCATTATTAAAAGAATATATAGGAGCAGAGGCAGTTCCATCCTCAGTCCTAATAGTGGACGATAGACTAAGAGGCTGGAATATATTGACGCCAGATGTAGACCATAGCTGCGTAGCATTTCCGCCGTTACTAAGACGTACTGTGTTTGTGGCAGTTCGACAAAGACCAGTATCGGTATCTGCAGAGAAAGTAAAACTCGGAAGTGCTTCAGTTCCGTCATTTAAAAATAGCTTCGTGAAGCCTGCTCCAGTCGTTCCTAGAGAATAACTAGCATCTGAACTAGGTAAAAAATCACGACTAATAATGAAATTACCACTGTCTACTCTAAATGCCTGTGTTCCAGCCGTCGTAAAACCGATCGTATTAGCTGCCACTCTGTATATTCCCGTATCAGAGTCTGCAACAAAAGTAAGACCTGGCAGAGCTGCCGTTCCATCTGTTACTTGAAATGAATTAGTGGCAAAAGTTGCAAGAATGTTGCCGTTACTAACATAATCTACGATACCTGATGCTTGCCACTTGAAACCGGTATCCGTATCACTTGCGAAAGAGATTGAAGGTACACTAAGACTTCCATTTGGCACACGAAGTTGTGTACTTGTCCTTCCAATCAGATCACTAATGAACTGTTGAGTAGCAATGAGATCATCTTTCACCACATTGTGATGAGCGGCAACCACGTTGTGAAAGATTTGGCTGTTCTGGACGTGTGAAGTAGCAGAAGTGCCATCTGCTCCTCTCGTGCATCCAGTGAACGAAGTGGCTGTCTTTCCTGTGTATTTGATTATTTCGTTATCAATCGAAATGAATCCAACCGTAGGGAAGGCAGCAGTGGAAACGACATTAACCGTTGTGGCACTGTTCGACAACGGATTGTCTGTTAATTGAGTACTCGTCGCATTTACCGCGATGTAAAGATCGCTGTCGGTAGCAACGGTTGTAGGAAATGCAGCCATATTAATTCTCCTTGAATTTCAAAGTGGGACTTAGCTGAACGTTACTTGCCAGGTCACCTGCAACGAATCGCCAGCACCTTTGTTAATGACAGCGAATGTCTGTCTCGCAAACATCGTGCCTGAAGAACTGGCCGAGAAGATGCCTGATTCCGTAATGGCACCAGTGTTCACACCAGGACCGAACGAAGCCACGTTTTGCCACACGTTCGCACTAGGCGTAAGCGTACCGGCCACACGAGTAGATAGCTCGGTTTGCAGTGTAGTATCAGACGCATTTGCAGCGTTTGTACCAGTTCCCAATCCGATGTAACGCATGAAGTAATCAGCTTGGGTAGCCGCAGTCAACCAAGTAGCAAGATAGTTCTTGCCAACAGTCACAACGACGTTGTTTATTTCTTTCACTTCTTTGAGGTTCCCAGCCTCATCAAACAATTCAAATTTGATGTGGCCTTTCGCCTTGATGTTTTCATTGTCCAACATTTTATTTCTCCTTATAGCTCTAGGGGATTTTGGCTTGATGAGCCACTGTAAAATCCGATTGGTGATTCAATATCTATCTTCCATCTCTGATCGCCAGATTGCTTCTTCACCCATTTACGTCCTTCAGCAACCCACTCTTTGTACTCAAGTTGCGCTTCGTCAGCTAAGTCAGTCTCTTTCTCTTTCTTCCATGCTTTCCACAGAATGTAAGAAGTGAGTGCTTCGCTCAAACTATCGTCGATGTTGATGCTTTGAGTGGCAGGATCAGTAACGGGAATTGGTTTTGATTTGTAGAAGAGCCAAAGAGATGTGGCGAACTCAGAATTGGGAGCACGATCTAAACGAAGGCTTCTGCCCCAAATCCAATAGCGGTCTGGCTCACCTTGGCGCTCTGTCGTTGTGGTGTCAAGGAAATTGGGAGCCTCCTGAGAGACCTTTTCAAGATTGGAAGGATTCAAGCGTTTCCAACGGAAAGTACCGTCAGTGTTGACGAGCTTGAGAAACACCGCTTTAGCTGACAGCCAATTCTGAGGAAGGGGATAGATGGCCTGACCAGCGACTAAGCTGAGTTGGGCTTCATCTTCCAGAATGCGGGTTTTGTTGACGTAGTTCAGCTCACCTTTATTGTAATGACGCAGCAATTCAGCATCACTCCAAAAAACACCCGTTGTTTCAATCAACTCACGTCTAGCATCTGTCAAAATTTGTTGTACGAGCATATTATTACCTATATGTGATTGTAATGTTTCCAGGATCACCGGAAGTTACGTATGTCAATCCACGCTCAAACTCTAATCCATGAGGAAAATACTGGATTAGGTTATCTACGTTTTCAATGTCGAATGAAGCAACTAAATTTGAGTCGTCAGCGTCGGTATCATCGTATAGATCCAGTTTAGACCCTGCAGCCCCTCTGGTATTGAAGATTATTGTTTCGATTACTCCGAGTCCTGATTTAAGCGTTCGTGTTTCATTGACATTCTTGATGCAGTAGTAAGTCATCTTAAACCTCTGCCCAAATTAAACTTCCACCACATACACGATTCGTTCCGTCTGCTTGGCCGGTTATTAAAATAACGGCTGTTTCGGGCAAAATGAAAAACTGATCCAATGGAATAATTAGTGCGTTAGAAAACGAGGGCACCAGCCATTGAGCTATGCGGGTTCCGTTAGCGGAAATCGTTGGAGAGGAAAAAGCTTCTGCTGATCCCGCAGAGGCACCAAATTTTGTGCTGTTCTCACTTAATGCAGTGCCATCCGAAGTTATTGTTGGTGCCCCGTAAGCACGAACACGAATAAACGATGTGACTGTGTGAAGATTGGAAAGAGTTAAGCGAATTAATTTAACTGTCTTTCCGCTTCCAGATGGATTACGAAAAAGAGCAATCGGCACCTCAGTAGTGCCAATGCTGCTCACTTCCCAATTTGTAGTAAAAACCTTCCCAGCATCTGCCAGATTACTGTCATCATTAACGTAAATTGGAACGTCGGCCACGTTATTTCACCTCTTCTTTTTCAAGAAGTTTTATGAGGTAGCCCATCCGTCCATAAATCAGTTGGAGATAATGAACCATGATTGGTCCATAGTTCTCCTGCGTTACTTTGATTTCCTTGGGAATTTCCACCGCTGCTTTCGCTTTGGATGGAGCTTTACGACCTTCAAGGGGTAAACCAGACATACTGCCTCCGAAAAATCCTATCCGACGCAGCAGCCACTAGGCCACTGCGCCGGACAGGGAGTTAATTAGTTGTCGATACCTTCGATTGTGCTGTACAGATCCTGCGCTTGACCTTGACGGTTCGTTCGAATGACACGAACAGTCCCTGTCGAGGTGTTAGGAACTTCGATAGGTGGATTGAAATGCAATTCCACCACACCACCTTCTTTAGGAATGAAGGCCACTTTCTTTGACACGAGTGAAGCCACTGGACCAACTTGAACTTCAATCTTGCAGCCGCCAGAAGCAGCCACAGTGACTTGTTTCAATTTCAGGTTCGTGGTCACGGTGTAGTCATGGTTGGAAGCCGTATCAGCCGCCACAGCCGAAGCCGTGTTGTAGTCGTGAACTTCGCCAGTGATGGCATTTTCCACGTTCTGCACGAAGATAGGATTCGTTTGGCTATTAGCCGAAGTGTTAGCCGACACGCGAACGGCATCAGCCGCAAGCGTAAGATCACGAATGTCGAGATCCGTAGCGGAAACGGTCACTGCACCGTCAACAGTGAGTGAACCTCCACCGTCGGTAACGGCAACGCTGTCAGTAGCCGAACTCAGGTTGCGAATATCAAGATCAGTCGCCGTAACAACAGCATTGATGCTGCCATCAGCGTTGACTGCCAAAAGATCCGTTCCATCTCCAACCTTAACGCTGTCAGAAACATGCGTCAGGTCTCGGATGTCAAGATCAGTGGCCGACACCGTAACAGAGCCATCAACAGTGATGGAATTACCACCGTCATGGATCTGCGTGTACAGGCGTCCATTGGCATCAACCAGCAAGCTGGCGTAGTCACCATCAGCGGAAACGTTCGACGCGATGGAGTCTTTTCGGACAGCCAAAGCCATCGTTCCAATGTCACCACTAACATGCGCTGCATCTTCCGCGTATTGGGTGTTGGATGCTCCACCAGTAACTGTTACGTTGATACTTCCATCAGCATTCACCGCAAGGAAGTCAGTTCCGTCTCCGATTTTGACACTATCGGAAACATGGGTAAGGTCACGAATATCTAAGTTTGTTGCCGTAGCAACTACGTTAAGACTGCCGTCTGCGTTGATCGCGATTAAATCAGTCCCATCCGTGAGGCGAGTAAATATCGGATTGCTGGAAGAGTTAGCGTCCCTCGTAGCTGATACTAATTGGGGGAAATGTCCATCAGCCATTTAAGTTCTCCTTAATGAATTTCGTCAGCTTCAACTGACGATTGGATTAATTTTTCATGCGCTTCAAGTTGTTGCAGCTCTTGGGTTGCATGGAGTATCTGACGCTCAATTTCAGGAATTTTGCCTTTCAGCAAATCTTCTATAGCTTGCTTCCAATGCGCGATTTTCGATATGCGCTCTTGTTTGGACGCTTGTATCCATTTGAGCTTCATCTCTTTCGTCTCACGAACGTTAAGAGAAACTGGATACTGACTACCTATGTCACTCATAGTTATGCTCCGTAAATTGTTGATTCAAAATCAGCTAGAACACCCGTTGCATAATGGGTGACTTTCACATCAAGAACTTCTCCAGAAGCCAAACTAAGAGGAGAAGCAAACTCAAACTGAAGACTTCGTTCTGGACCAGAGCGCCGAGTGTCAATAAGAACCGTATTCTTAAAAAGTTGAAATTTTGCATAGTCAGTGCCACTTACAGAAATTTTGGTTAGTTTTTTGTCACTCGGAGCCGTGTACGTCACCACAGTTGTGAGTGTGCTGGCTGGTACGTTAGTGACACTTCCGACAGCCAACGGCTGCACTGATGTAGGAGCCACAGTGTCGTCAGCAGCCACGTGGACATAAAGATTAGCGCTGCTGTCAGTCTCAATGCGTTTTGTCTCATTGGTTCCACGAACAGATCCTAGAAGAGAAGGTTGGCTGTGCCTGGGAGAGACAACGGACTCGTCGCCATTGAGATCGACGTTATCTGGTCGTTGTAAACCCACTTCTTACTCCTCGTCATCTTTCTGCTTTTCAATCAGCCTGTCTCTCATTTCATTCACAGTCTCTGGACGGAAAGTACCCTCCACTGTGATGAGCTTTTTCTTTCGAAAGGTGTATGAGTCATCGCTGTCCGCCACAACTTCGACAGGAATAAGCAATTTGCCAAGATCCCCAACTTTGAGATCAGCATCAATCTCACTCTTGGGAACCTTGAACTCGAAAACTGGAACCTTTGCGTCAGGTTTATTCTGTGGGTCCATATTGATGTCAGCCATTTTCAGCCTCGCTTAAAGCTTTTGCCACAAGCTCGTCGATCTTCTTGATCGTCTTAAATTGTTTCATGTTGCTCGGCATCGGCAGTTTGGTGAGAAGGTCTTTAATGAGATTCAGTCCCTCATTCATCGTCAATGCCTGGCCTTTCTTCGCTACAACCGCTGGAGCCGACACTGCCGTGGGCTGAGGAACAACTTTTATGTCAGACATTGCCTCATGCCCTGGATCTTCAACCGTTACTGTCGGACCTGCAGGACGATTGGCTCGCTCTGCGTCTGCTTGACACTTAATGCAAGTGGGAATGCCATTCACTGCAATCTTCGCGCCGTGTCGGTTACAAATGCCGTTAGGAAATTCCAATACTTCCATGATTAAAAGCCCCCATATTTGTTTTTGAACTTCTGTATTGCCTCTTCAGCATTCAAAGTTTTCAGTTTGCTCACTGGACGAACTGAAAAGTGTGTGCCAAAGATCTTCTCTGCTTTATAGCGGTCTACAAACCCACGTTGAATCAGGATTCGTATTGCCCTACGCCATCCGCCTTTGAAAAGAGTGCCATCTTCATTTCGAATCTCGTGCTCTGGCACTGAATTCTTGTCGATGCCGCAAATTGGTTCGAACTCTCCTTGACTCACGTAAAAGATACTTGCTGGAGTGTTGTTGCTATCTCCACAAAATATCTTCAGTCTCGGATTTAGCTTTCGCAGCTTCTGTTGAAAGTCACCTGCTAACATAATGCCCCCATTCGTATGTCCTTAGCCGCACCCCCTGTGGGGGCACAAGGGATGCAGTAAAGACACAACTTAACTATTGTTACTCAGCGGCTGAGCCGTGATAGATCTGAATCGCACGACTCGCTTGGAGAACTTTCGCAGCCATCACGAACTTCCATCCAACAGTGCTGAACATATTCAGCGGGTTGGAGGTGTCCGACGGACCTGGCTCTTTGCGAATCATCTCCATGCCCTGACCACTCAGTTCGGAGATACCATAGGCATCCCGACCAAAGATGTAAGCATGGAACGTTTCGTCAGTCGCACCAGTCCCTGAGCCAGTGTTCTGACCCACAACGAAACGGACGCCATAGAGCTGTCCGATTTCACCGCGCATGATGTTGTCAGGCGAGGTGTATTTGTGGGTTTCAATCCACGCACCAGCAGCGGTGTCGGCCTGAAGGTCGAACGCACCAGCGGGATGGATCAAGCCTTTGTACATGCTCCCTTCGAAACCAGGAACATTGTTTTTACGCAGGCTGTACACGGCTTTGCGAATTTCCGCAGCCGTAAGGGTGGAAGTGTCAGCAACCGCAGCTTCGTTAGCCGCACCGCCAGCAAACTGATTGGTCAGGTTGCCAGAGAGAGCAGCGCGAACGATGGTGTCGTACGAAAGCGCAGCGTTGTCCGCCAGCTCGTCAGTCACTTCGTCAGCGATGGGGTTGATGCTCTTCCATTTCAATTCGGAAGACATCTTCACGAATTGTCCGTAGGTCAACGGCTCGACCGTAACTTCAGTCGTACCGACGTTGGTCTCGGACGGATTCGTATTTTCCGTGAGCGGCGTGGTGACAGCCGTCAGCTTGTTCAAGCGACGGAACTTCATCAACGTACCGCTATTTTTCGGAAGGGGCTTCTTCGTGCCAAGATCCTCGAAATAAAGCTGAGGGGTCAGGCGCGAGAGCCACCGTTTGTCATAATAAACGCCAGTGTCGGTAAAGGTATTACCAACAGAGGTTGAAATGCCGATTGTATTGGCCATTTGAATTTCTCCTGTAGGATTACTACCCCACAGTCACGAATTAGAAGCCGTCAACCATTCCTTTCGAAATGAAATACTGACGGAGTTGCTTCTCGCTCATGTTAGCGGGGTTAGTTGGTACTGCTTTCCCACCGGTGACCACGCTCGTGGCGGCTTCTTTAGCCAACTGAGCTTCGGCCTTTTGTTGGCCGTGTTTCTCAGCTTGTTTCACAGCGTCTTCCATGCTCAAAGTCCTGGCCAGCTTATACAGCGCATCTAACACTTCCCCTGGTTCACGTTCGAAGTCGATTGGCGTATTCTCATCCATTGCAAGCTTCTGCATGAGAGGCTCCAACTTCTTATAGTCAGGGTAATTTTCAGAGTCCAAAATCCGAGCCATCTTTTCTGCTCGATACTCAGATTTGGTTACTCGTTCCGTCATCTCTTCGAACTTTTTCTCGTATTCGGTTTTGATGCCGTCAACGTGCTTCGAAAAGAGCGGTTGAAGTGTTTCAAGAGGCTGTGTCTGCAGTCCTTTGAAGAATTGCTCAGGGTCAATAGGCACTTCAGCGGCTTTCGAAACAATAGACATGAGATTGTCGATCTTCTTTTGAAGTTCGGACTCATGTTGGGTGCGACGGGTAAATTCCCGTCTCAGCTCCATGTAACTCTTGTCTCTTTTTGAAAGCTCAGCCTGAAGGCTCTCGTAACTTGTCTTCGCATCAAACTCTGGCGTAGAGGAAATCGCATTATCACCAGTGGTGGCGCTTTGCGATGTGGCTACGTCGGAGGCATTGGTTGCCTTGTCTTGCGACTCGGCGTTTACGGACTCAGCAGCTTGTCCAACAACAGGGGCTGCGTCGTTTGTCGTTATGTCACTCATGTTTTCTCCTTGTCCGCCTTAGGCGGGGGTATTTATGTCTAAATCTCGTTCCTCTTCCAGCATCTTTAGGGAATACTGGCCGGTGAGCATGAGTGACTTCAGCATAATCATCACTTCTGTCCACACTTGTATCTTCCGTCGCAACTCCATCACATCTTTCTCGGAAGTATTGGTGTCCAAAAGTCGTGCGGTAGCTTTACGCACTTTTTCATCAAATTTTTTCTGCAGCAAACCGAATCCTGGATGCTGGCACATAGCCCGAATCAGGTTGCCTTCGTTTACGTTCTCTTGAAGCTTGTTTTGTCTAATCTCTTCGTCCATATTGCCCCCAATAGTGATTAAAGTCCGATTCCAGGTGCAGTCGGTGGTGCGGCTGAGGTGCCTTGATTACCAGCCTGCCCAACAATCGCAGCAGAAACGTTCGGATCAACAACGTTCTCCACACCAGGCTGAAGTTGCATTCCCGCCAGCATGATCTCGTTCTTGTTGAAGCCCATAAGAGTCCAAACTTTCTGAGCCAACGTGGAAATGGAATTAGGTGAGAGCACTTTGCCGAACACACCCATGTAGCTGACGATCTGATTGATCTTGCCTTCTGATCCCACCATCTCGCTGATGCCAAGCATCTTGAAATGTGTTTTGGCTCGCAAATCTTCAGGCGTCATTTGCAGGTCAGTAATTTCTGCATACAATGTCTCATCCTGCAGAACCTGGTCGTCATCGACGAATTGCAGATTCAGCCAATGGAACATATTCAGCACTTTCTTAAGCGCCTGCTCTTCAATCAACTTTGTAGCTGTTCCAAATTTCTCTAGCGCCTGTCCGATAATCAACTGAGCACCACGAGCCGTACGGCCTAATTGACCAGTGGTGGGACTGCCCTGCGCCGAAGGCGGCACAGTGGCACGTTCGATGTCTTGCTGCACAATCGTCGCTTCGTTATAAGCTCCGCCTGTCACATCCTGTGTGTCCAAAGGCTTAACAGCATCCATCTGGTCTGTAATGACGATGTTGTTGGGAGCGGAAATAAGTGTATCGAGATCCACATCAGCGAGGCTATTCACCTGCCACATGCGGTTGATAACGAGGTTAATGTTGTCAATGCGTTGACGACGGAGCGTGTTCAGCTCATGAACCTGGCTAATGACCGGCTCTACCAGGCCGATTCCATACCACTCTTTAGGAACTGGAAATAAAACGGAACGAATAAGAGGACGCTTCTGATGGTGGAAAGGATTGGCTTTCGCTTTGAGGAGCACCTTGCGGTTCGCTACAACAATCTCAGCTTCTTCCTTGATGCCATCGCCGTCTACGTCATACTTACCCCAAAACTTTAGTAGCTCGACGGACTTGCCGTTCTTCTTTTTGGTATCGCTGCTGACGCCTCGTGCAGAGTTGCGCTCGGAACGGGATTCCGCAAAGGTTTTGTCTCCGCCCTGTAGATCAGGATGCTCTGTATTGGCGAAGATGGGATACTTGCCCTTGCCCATCTCTCGCAGATCGTCAATATCAATCCAAGAACGGATGATTACTCCACGTCCTTCGTCCTCATTCTCCGCATCGGGATCTGGATACACATCAAGAATGTCGAGCACTTCGACTTCGGGACGACGTTCAACAACTTTGTAGGACTTGGTTTCTTGCCATTCGACTTCCTCGCCCAACGGAATACCGAGAATGGTCTTTTCTTTCCGAACAGGCACTCGCTCCCACACCCACTCACGTTTTACTTTCCAATACACAAACAGGTAGGAGGTGCCATAAAGCATCAACTGCTTCACAAAATCCATGAACTTGATAAAGAACGAAGCTTTGGCGAGCTGCACTTCAAGCAGCTTCTTTATCTTCGGTGCTTTTTCCGTATCTCCATCATTGTTCTGAAGGATAGGTTCAACGTCAAAGAATGAATCACCGGACGCAAAAAGGGTATTCATCACTTTTGGTACAGCCGACTCAATGACTTGATAGATAATGGGCAGAGTGAGATTGGACCGAGAAAGAGTTTTCGTCTTCTCAATCACCGTCATGTACATCCGGTAAATGTTCTGCCAAAGAGTTTCGCGGGGCTGACGTGCGCTCTCCCAGTCCGTGAAGTACTGGTTGATGCAATCGACAATCTTCTGTTCCTTGTCGGCCTTTTCGAACTCGTTGGTCTCAGGAATAGCGATAGGGGCAGTGTCTTCCATCCGAGGAGTCGGTTGGGACGCTGCCATCTCAGTGTTGATTTTCTCTACATCAAGGTATTGGTCATCGGCCATTAAATTGCTCCAACAAAATTTTGTTTGAATGTTCGGTCTGCATGACAATTTGCACACACAACATCACACTTGCTTAATTCTTCTTTCAATTTTTCTAGGTCTGTTGTTCGGTGAGCTAATGTGGCGGGTCCGGCCTGTTTGTCCTTTGGATTTCGATGATCGAACTGCATCACGTAAGGCGCAAATTGAATTCCGCAATCCATGCAAGGTTTATTTTTGGCTTCGTAATAAAACTTTAGAACTTGGGATTTTCTTTCTGAGAGCGTTTCCAAATCCTTTTTTCGATACTTCTCCCAATTTGCAGCACTAGCTTTCCGATATTTTCTAAACCACTTTTTCCATCGTTCATATTTTTCTGGATTCTTTTTCCAGTAGGCTTTCATGTATTCAGATCTAGTCATTAGTAGCCTGTGATATCGGAAAGAGCTTCAAATTTGCGACTTCGGTTTCTCATCAGTTTTTTGAAATCTTTCTTGGGGCGGTTGGCGTACAGTCCGGCAAGCGGTCTGGAAAATGCGTAACGAAGTGCATCCATCGCGTGATTGTTTTTAGGAACCGGCTTCTCTGCAGCATTCTTCTCCATTGAAGGAGCTGCATAGTGATACTCTTTGATCTCTTCTATCGTATGTGTGCATGTGCGAAAGAACTTCAAACGTCCTTCAATGAGAAGCATTCGTATCCGCTCAATCCCAGCATCAATGCCTTTGTCCGCTTCTTTTATCCCGCGCACACCGTGATAATGCTGAAGCTCTGCGATGAGCTGTGCACCCTGGCTGTCCGCCAGTGTGTAAGCTAAATTTTCGTACTTCAGAAAATTTGCCAGCTCTTGAAGGAGCACTTCTGCACGATAAAATTCGCGGTACACATAGAAGATGCTAGGTGACACTGACTTGTCTTCGAAGATGCACGTGACCGCATTTGGATTGTTGCGGCCAAAGTCCATGCCGCCAAACCTCAATGCTTTCTGGTCGTCGAACTTGAAGGGATCAACAACGTGAATATCCTCATCAAACTCAGGGTATACCAACCCCTCTAAGCGAGTGAACTTGCCATTGTACCGGCGCTCAAAGATCGCTGCCGGAAGGATGCGTTTGGCATTCTCGTACTCGGAACGAGGGAATGCGGGGTTGTCTGCTGACGACCACGTGATAATTTCGAAGAGCGGGTCGCCTGCTCGTGCTTTCTTAAAGACCTCGGTATAGAACCAGTTCATCGAGTAGGGAGTCGAGGTCATCAACATTGGTCCCTGGGTGATGGACAACCGTCCAACCATGTTGCTCCAGGCTTCGCCCTTCATCTGCCCTACTTCGTCAGCCCATATCGCCAAGCACTCCATACCTTCGATGGAGTTGGGATCATCCATCGAGCGGACGAAGATGCGACAAGGCTCATCACTTCCAGGCCGCTTCCACTTCAGCTCGAAGCAGCTCTTCTGTTCCTTCCAGGTGCCCCAGTCGGGCGGAAAGAACTCCTTAAATTTAGGCAAGGTGCTCTGCTCCAGGATCTTAATGGTGGGAGCCGCAATGAGGTAGTCCCCGTACTTGTCAGAGGCGAAATCTTGGTAAATGCGATTGAGGAGCCAGACTGCCCCTACGGTGGTCTTACCTCCGCGAATGCCGCTAATTACCCCGATGTACCTTGCCTTTGAATCGAAAACTTTATCTTGATGCTTGTGTGGCCGGAATCTTTCTAAAGCTGTTTGCATCACCACTCCTCGATTGGAATCCATGTTCGCCGGTGCTGCTTCGCTTTGGGTTTGCGAACACCATGCTTCTTGTGATGCTTTTTATTCTCGTTCCTGTTTGGCGGACAAATGGAGCAATCCAGCTCAAAACGTTTCAGGCGATTCCAAACAGTCGGATGGGTGGTGTTCTTGATGTTCTCTTGTCGCATGGAAATGGAGCGGAGGAGGTTTTGTGCACTAAAGGGTGTGAAATCCGTCCACTGTACTGGTGGCCATCTTTTTCACTTTTCGCCGCTCAGGAAGTGCGATCTCGGCTTACCTCCGCGATGGAACCCTCAACCTAGGAAGTAGGCTTGCATCATGAGGTTGCCTTGGGGCCTACTAAGAATGCAGTTTTTGTTTGATCCGCCAGACCCGCTTAACTGGCTCGGTTCGCCTTACAGCGAATTGAATAAACTGTCGTCGTCGAAAAAGAACAATGCTTTTATGGCGTGTTCCAGGCGGGGGTCGGCTTTAGTATTTCGAACTACCCATACGACCTTTAGTCGGTCTCCAACTGGTATGACTAATGGCATTCCGTACTCTGGCCGCAGCAGCAGCTTTCTTCGCCGACTTCGAATGTCCGATGACTTTACCGGTGGCTTTCTCAATGATGGACTTCCCTTTAGACTCGACTGGCATCTTAAACCCCTCGTAAATCTATTTGCTTTCTTGTGCGAATCCGATGACAGTTAGCACATACCACGTCGCACTTCGCAATCTCTTCTTCTACCGCTTTCCAGGAGTGACCAGCCGCTCGTCTCAAAATGTTGAATTTTTTGGTAGCAGGATCTCTGTGGTCGAAATCCATGACATACGGCGGAAAGGTGCCACCACAGTCAGCACAAGGTTGGTTCTTGTACTGTCTGACGAGTTCAACCCTCTGTTTATAGTGTTTAACGTGATAGGGACTGTAGGTAGACATTAAAGAGATATACACGAGCTAAAGGATAGCCCTGGCCGTCGGCAGTTCGAGACCCAGTACAACCCAGTAGGGGGTAAGGCTCAGCGGTTTCAGAGAGAAGAGATACTTAAACTGTAGGTTAAACTGCCGGTGACTGGTGTAAAGCCTTGATAATCAGCCTTGCTCACTAGCTTCAGTGGCAGATGGGTTGTCCATTTCCGCTTTCACTTCCACAACGTTATCAGGCTTGCCTTCATTACGATTGATGAATACTGCTGTTATTGAAGGCTTTTGGTTGTTTCTATCTTTAGAGGTGAGCTTATCGGCCACTTCAACTGCTTTCAAAAGGGTTTTCGCTGAAATCTTTTGGTCTTCAAGCGGCAAGTCGAGTATTTTCTGAACCTTTAGTCTTAGTCTCAGAGAGTCAACGCCATCAGCATCAACTATCACCTGTAAACGTTCTTTAAGACTCTGGTAAAGAAGATAGGGTGCACCTGACGATTTACCCTCATAACCAGCCATTTGATAGGCATCTTTGACCGATAAACCGGCTTGTAAATGACTAAGAAACTTAAGGTTTTGCTCTGTCAATTCAGGTAGCTTGCTCGCTTCGCTCGCTCTTAGTTCTTTCTTAGATTCGTCCGCCTTAGAAATGTCAGCCATCCTGAATGCCTCTGTATATACTGATAGTCTTTGTTATCATAGATATCTAATGCTAATATGCAGTTAAATTAGTATTAATCTATGATAACAATAGTATAGGTCTCTCTTACCTCTTTCGTTTACTCCCTTTTGACTAATGCTATCTATAGATAACAATAGTCAATATACATATATGCTGTATACAGACGATGTAAACGAGGGCGATCTTATCCCTACTATATAGGCTATTAAGCACTATTCACCTAGGTGCTTTTGTCATCAATTTGTCACTAATAATTCACTGGACAAACTAGGCTATCCATGCTACATATGAGTATGAAGCTAACTATGATGCAAACGAGATTGATTGAGGCGGCAGAGATGGCAGCGAAAGCCTCTAGCTCAAAAGAGTACGAGAAATGGACCTCAATTTATAGAGCACTCAAGAACCAATGGAACAAGGTTACAGCGAATGCCGTGGTGGTAGTGACATGCGACGAAGTGAGTATGAGACTAAAAAAGGAGCAAGTGCGATGAATGACATTTTCGAGCAATTAAACAAAGTAGGGTACATATGTGAACGTGAGAGATCAAGCGGTCGAAGCTTATCACGTGAAATTCGTACCTTTGTCACTAAGGTATTACAGGATGCAGATAGACTAGGGCTGTCAAGAAACATGATTAACACATTAATACAAGAAGGTGAGGAAGGATACAGACGCGAGAATTAAACAAAAGGAGATATCACAATGAACCTTTATGAAATAGAACATTTGACTAAAGATAATCAAGGCTACGTTTACTGGAAAAATACCCGAGTTGAACATTACTCATATAGTGACAAAGATCGTGAAAGGATAGCTGCGGAAAATCTGGCTGCTGATTGTCGTTTGCTTGAATCAGATGGAGTAAAGGTTAGTCCCGCCAATCTTGGGATTCTTTGGCAGAAACGAGAAATGGACAAATTTCCTCCCGCTGTTAGGCATGCTGCCGTAAAAATTGCTGGTTCTTACAACATAAACGGAATCTGCGACATACCTTACATTGCAGATGTAATTATGAGTGCCTTACGAACAGAAAAGGCTGTGAGGTGATGTGTGTCACTAATAGCGATTATCCCTTTAGACAAGGTGAGACTGAGACGGAACAAAATGCTTACAGGCTTCGAAGGCTTTACGCTAGTTTGGGGAGTGGACGTACTGAGAGTGTACAAGGAGGTCAGGATATGAGACCTATGAAACGACACGGCTGGGAAATTGTGCAGTTGCCTGACGGTAGCTATCAATGGATCTTGCGATAAGGGGGAGACATGAAACAAATGATATGTAAAGAAACGGAAGGCACCTATGGTTTTACGTTGAAATACGGGCGGAGTCTAACCTTAAGGGGCGGTTCGTATGATGCAGTTAAGAAAGACGTAGCCGATATCGTCCACGCCGTCAATTCGCATGGGGCACTGAGTCGTATGGCACTTCTTTGTTACCGCTATTTAATCAAAGATGCTGCTCAGTCTAAAGAAAATCGAAACTACCTAATTTCACATTTAGAAGAAGTACTCAAACTCACAGAGGAGAAGGAGTAGGCCATGTTCAGGAGCGAACGAACCGAACTCACACTGACGCAGATGATTTTACAAGTGAAGGATAGTGACAAGCGCCTAGAGGAACTAGAGCGAGCATTTAAAGCAGCAGCGCTTAAAACAGCTAACCAGCGTTTCAAACTCAAGCAGGAACAATTTAAGAGTAGATTAACATCGCCTAGTTTGTAGAATGCTGCCGAGGCTACATGGATAACCACGAGTACTGCATAAACGGAGTAGATCTGCAGAAGTATTTGATTGAGCAGTTGCAGATGGCACGTGATAAGGTCAGCAGGCTAGGACCAAAGACTAACCCTGTAGGCCATGCGTACTTGAACTCTGAGGTGAATATCCTAGAGAGACTAGCCCACTTCGTCGGCAAGATGCTGAAGGAGATACAAGATAAAGGAGCAGTAGACATGGCTGAACTAAAGAAAGGGCTTGTAGTGCAGACGGTGAACCTTGAGGACTTACCCTTACGACGTACGCCAAGGGCACTAGAAGAAGAGATGATGGAGACCATAAAGAATCTGAAGGTAGGCAAAGGAGCAATCATCGACGAGCAGTTCATCAAGTACCGAAGCTTGGCAGCTTACATCAGTAGACTTCGACGCAATGGCAAGCTTGAAGACATGGACGTGAGAGTACGCAAAGATGACAAAGGCAGAGTGATCTTAGCCAGATACAAATAGAGCAGTAGACTTTTAAGTAGTAGACCTTTTTGCCGTAGACTTTTTAGTTCTTTTCATAGTGAAGTTAAGGGCACAGGCGGAGTGATCCGCCCTCGCAAAGCTATGGGTCTGTAGACACAGATCGCCAAGCTACCGAATAGAGCGCAGCGTAAAGCGCATCTAGCCGTATGCCCTTACTCATTGTGGGTGTACGGCTTTTTTATTGTCCAAGGAGGACATCATGCTAACTCAAATGATTCGGTTCCGTTACTCCATCTTCGTCTATGTTGATTTCTCTCTTAACTGAGGCGAGCTATGGACGAGATGGAAGAGTACAGAAACAGAATCGAAAGACGTTATGGTGACAGACGCAAAAAAGACAGACGACGTTATGTTAGAGCACCGAAGAAGCCTGTTGATTGGATCACGCTATTGATGCTGTTGATACTAATGCTGTTTGGATTCGCGATACACGCGGAATAAGGAGACGATGATATGAAACGAGACTTTGTTGCGGAACTGAAAACAACTATACGGAAACTTGACAGAGTGCCTCAAGTGGCCGAAGAGCTTAAGCCTAAGATCCAACGGTACAACATTCACAAGCGCAGCCTGCCTGTGGGCATAGACAAAGTGGTGGTGTTCAGTGTGCTGAAAGCTGAGGCGGAGTGGTGGATAGAGCGCCGACTGAAAGCGAAAGCATACCACGATGATCCAAAAGACTCAAAGACCATCATCTACTACGACATCATCCCAGTGGATGCTACGCCAAGAGAGCGCAGCGTGTTTCACAATCCTAAAGACTTCGTAAAGGAGGACGGTTATGGCCTGCATGGAACACCACTGCAGTAACTGTAACTGGCATGAAATGGATAACGACATCTATAAAGTGTGTCCTATATGCAAGAGCGATTCGATAACAAACTGGTTCGATGAAGAGTTCGATCATTATCCAGAGGAAGCATACCAGGAGGATGAAGATGACTGAGTACATTCAGATAACGATAGATCCATACATCAACGGCGATGGTCTCCGCATCTACTCGAATCTCGAAAAGGTCGTGAATGAGACGCACGAGGAAAGACTGGAAGCTTTGCGAGTGGTGGAGCGGTGGGTGCAGGACCGAATCATAGAAGAACTCGAAAGGAGGCACCAAAATGCAGCACATGCCTAGTAAAGCAGAGATCCAATCACAGCAGTCGTGGTGCAGCATTTGTGAAGAGCAGTTTGGTGGAAAGCAATTCACTGATCGTTTGTGGCTGAAGACAATAGGCAATCGAGATTATCTGGTGTGCAAAAGGCACAGAGGAGGCAGAGGCTATGGAAGAAACAAGACTGACTCTCGACGAGCTGATTCGTGAGTATCACCACGCTTGTCAGGCTCTCTTCAATGTCTACAACCAGATACGAGTGCACAATGAGCATGATCCGAGATTGTCGAGACTGATGATTGCCTTCAATAAGAACAGCGCACTTATGAATCTCTGTGCGGATCTGAAGAGGAGACAAAATGAAACTCGAAAGTCTGATCTTTAGATTGAAAGAAGCAGCGAAGGTAGCAGAGGAAGATATGGCTCTCGGCCACATGCAGGCAGATGCAGCGCTGTTGGAGTACATCAATCACCCAAAGGTGACGGAGGCTTATGACGAGGTGGTGAAAGGTTATGAATGAGGATTATGCAGCGATGATGAAAGAGCAGCTAGAGAGTCTCAATCACAACATGGCTCGAATAGCTGAAGCCCTAGAGAAGCTGGAACACAAAGGGATTCTTGTTTGGCTAGGCGAACAGAAACCAGAGGAGAACTGACATGACCAACATTACTGCAGAACGAGATCTTTATGGATGGGTTGTTGTGGTCCGCATTGATAGTTCACAAGAGACTGTAATTGAAGCTTTGCGTGAAGCTGCAAAAGCTCTGCAAAGAGAGGTGATGCGAAATGAAAGTACTGATCGTAATAATCGGACTCGTTGGTAACTTGAAAGTTACTTCGTATCAGAGCCTTGTCAAAGATACTGACTCGACTCCGTTTCATACAAGTACCGGTGAGCGAGTGCATGGATATGGAGTAGCGGTCAGTCGGGATCTTCTTTGCGGAGCCTGTCGAAAGCTACGTAAACGATGCCAGCATCCTGAGAATCCTACAAAGCTTCATTATGGTGACATGCTTTATATTGAAGATGTAGGAGTGAAGTTTGTGAATGATGTGATGGGCGCTACATCATGGAACAAAGCAACAAAGAAGAGAGTGCCTATCAAGCAACAATTAGATGTGTGGGTGCCATCACAGAAAGCAGAGAAAACGTTTCACGCGCAGTTTGGCAAGCGGAAACTTCAAGTGTGGAAGATTAAAGGAGAAGAACATGAACAAGAAAAATAAAAAGAATCGTCTTGGACGATTGGTGAAGTGGCAAAAGGTTTCCGTGGTGAACGCTAAAACCGACTACTCAGCAGGTGAGAGAAGTCCTTATTGGGAATGGTTGGAAGAGCGCGACGAGCATTTCTCTTCTGACAACAATGCTGAGGACATAGACACGACCTACATGCAAGCAGCGGATGAAGGCTCACTCTATAGAGCCAAGCTCATTGAGGAAGCCTTGGACCTGCTCACTCCACGGCAGCGAGAAGCAGTTGGGTTACTTGCATCAGGATATTCGTGGGAAGATGCTGCGAAAGAAATGAACATCGCATCATCGAGTTTTTATGAGCTGGTGGAAAGAGCACGAAGAATCGTCAAAGAGTCCCTAGGTGATGGGGGCTTATCAGCCCTTTAAGTAGGAGGACATATCAAATGATCCCAGCCCTACTTGGAATACTGACACCTATCATCGGCAAAGTGATTGACAAGATCCCGAATCCTGCCGAGCGTGAAAAAGCACGTCTAGAAATAGAGCTACAAATCAAGCAGCAAGAAACAGAACTGTTGAAGCTGTTCACACAGAACGACTCTGGACAGATTGAAGTGAACAAGCAGGAAGCCGCGCACTCAAGCATGTTTGTAGCAGGCTGGCGTCCTTTCGTGGGATGGACCTGTGGAGCTGGTGTGTCATGGGCTTTTGTCCTTAAACCGATTGCAGATTGGATTGTGGCGATAAGTGGTTCAACCATTACGACACCGGTTATCCAAACCGGAGAGCTAATGAGTTTGCTTCTCGGAATGCTTGGTATGGGTGCTATCCGAAGCTTTGAGAAAGTGAAGGGAGTGGCTTCAAAATAATTTGCCTTACATTCAAAGGCGATAACGCATAAGGAGAAAACAATGGCAGAGACATTATCAACAGAAGAAGCGTTGGCGCAGTTCAAGTCCAGCGGTGAAGTAGAAGAAGTAAAGCGGAAGTTCCCTGAAATTCCGATGGTGCAGGTTCGTGAGAAGAAAGGAAACTACATCAGCGGTGTGCTTAAAAGTTATCGGGAAGTTCCTGTCCCTAATAGCGGTGTGCGCGTGTTCGTGACGTTGAAGCTTACTTTGACGAATGCGAATGCAATGAAGAAAACGAATGAGAAAGATGCAAATGGGAAGTTTGTGTACAAGCCTGCTGAAGTCAAAGAGGGTGAGGATGTGAACATTCTTGCTCCGACTCGTCTGGCTCGGATTCTCAAAGACGTGATTCCTGGTACTGAAGTGTTCATTGAGTATCTCGGCAAAACCACTGAGATTGAAAAAGGACGACCAGTCACAGCGCATCGGTTCACAGTTCGGGCAAAGAAAGTAGAAGTCCCGTTCTAAGACCCACGCTACTAGGGACGACAAAAGATCGAGAGATCCACAAATCGTTCGCCTGTTCTAGGGAAAGCGGTTGCACAGTCAATCGCGCCTCTTATTTTCAAAAGGAACTATTGATGTCGATTGTCACAACTAAATCATTGGATGGATTACACGAAGCTGTCTTCGAGGAAGATGCTGAAAAGAAAATCCATCGCTATTGGTT